CGTCCATAGTTATACTTCCAGAGTCATACTCTTTGTATAAATCTATGTTCTCCATGCGAATAGTTCCAACACCTACACTTTTAATTTCTAATATTGCTTCTCCTATTGAGTCTTCAATCAGTCCATCTGCATTTCCTTTTATATGACAATCTTCGTTAAAGATGTTTAATTCTGATTGTTTCATCAATCCAGAACGCTCTAACCAACCTTGCCATTTTGCATGAATGTCATGACCAGTTCTAAAAATGTTTAAAGTTTGAAACGAATAAGTTTTATCTTTTTCCGCAGGTTCTTTGGTTATTTCATACATTGACGAACGTGGACACCAATCACGTTTACAAATTTGACTAGGATGCAAATAATCTGTGTCTCGTTCGCGAGTATTCTCATTGTTTTCAAGTTCTACTTGAACAGCAACAATGGGCAACAGCCGACCTTTTGTTCTAAGGTTTTTTTTAAGACTTTCTAAGTCTGCGCTAGTTAGTTCAGCCATTTAACATACTCGTAAAATCGTCTTCTGTTAAAATCACGTAACGCCTTTTTTGTATCTCAAATTGGAATAACGGAATCCTATCTTCTAAGATAGCCCGTTGTTCTAGTTCAACTAAATCTTTTACCTTTACGGAATACTGTTTAAGGTTGTCAGTAAATTTGTTTTCAATAAGAAACTCATGGCTTCTTACGTCATTCTTTCTCATCCATCCTGACCCTGAACCTGCGTTTCTACTTCCTTTATAACGAGCAGCAGTCTTTTCTTCCTGTTTGCGAGACTTCTTCAGTCGTCGCTTGTGCTCTCCGTCTCCACCAAGAATCATTGTGTAGGAACTTGAAGTTTAAAATGGTCAAATGCTTCTTTTTTAAGTTTTTGTTGGAGGTCTAAATCCTCACGGATTGCCAATACCAATGCGTCTTTGCCTTGCCATTTTTGAGAACCATACGAATAGTAGGGACCAGAACGAGTGATTAAACCAACAGCAATACCAATGTTTACAACGTCTTTGATAACGTCAAACATTCCTAAACGAAACCCGCCAGCACTTGTAAAATAAAAATCAACTACTGCTGTTTGTTGTGGTCGGTATGTTTTGTTTTTAATAGTGCGAGCCTTAATTGTTTGACCAATTGTTTCTTCTTTTTCTTTAATCCATTCATCTCTTTTAACCTCAACACGACTAAAGTAATGAAAGTTTTTGGCTTTGCCACCAGGAGTAGTTCTGTTGTCTCCCCACATGACGCCAATCTTTTCACGCCATTGATTAATTACTAAACCAGTGCAAGCGCGGTCTTCGGTAATTAAAGAACGGCGTTGAGCCTTTGATGATTTGCGAAAGAACTTTCCTGTTAAACGAGCACCTAATCCAACCGTAAACTCTTCCATCATTTTTTCTGATTCGTCACCTGGAACCAACGATGGCAAAGAATCAATAACAATCATGTCCACGGCGCGATTATCTAATGCTCTAATAACTAAGTCATAAACATCTTCCATGATGTTTGTTTCTACAACCAATAAGCGTTCTAAGTCAACTCCAATTGCTCGTGCATACTGAGGTACGTATGCTTCAGCAGCAATCCACATAGCAACAAAATCTGGATTGATTGCTTGATTAGCGGCAATAGTTTTGTAAGCAAGTGCCGTTTTACCCGACGATTCTTCACCGATAATCTCTGACCATTGGTTTAAAGGCCAACCCCCACCAAGCATTAGGTCATATGCAAGGATGCCAGTAGTTATGCGAGGAACTTCTTCTTTTATATCTGAACCTTTAATTAGAACATCGTCGCCATACTTTTTTTGAATAGCGGAAATAATTGATGCCAATGATTCGTAATCTGCCATGTAGTGCTCCTTTAAACTGCCCAATTTGTTTGGTCTGCTTGTGAAAATTTACCGTTCCAACCACACTCAAAACAACGTGGGGCTGGTGCTACTCCGTTAACCATACTGTTAGAACCTTTTCCAACACGTGAAAACACATTTCGGCTCCCACATTCTGGGCACCTCATGTTACCTTCACGGCTATGCGCTTCTCCTCCTTTCCACATTCTAATAGCCTGTCCAGTAGTTAACTGGGTATTAGGTGGTAAATTGTGTTTAACACTCTCTGATTCTTGTGTTTGAACGGGGCGATTGCTGTATGTAACAGGGTTTGGATATACAGGTTGAGGAGTTGGTTTCTCTCCCCTTAATTTTTTGTCCCACCAGTCACTCATTTTTATCTTCTTCTTCCCAATTAAGTAATGCACCTTCGTCTATGACGATAGACACGTTTCCGCTTTCTAACATTTTGTTTAATAAAGAAACTCCATATGCTACAAACAACGGGAGTATTTCTTCTTTAGGGTTTACAAGTTTATCACTTTTCTCAAGAAATTCTAACACCCAATTAGCCGATTCATCAATACTTTCTAAAATTCCTTGATTTACAAATAATGCCCATCTACTGGCAACGTCAAAGATTTCTGCTTGCTCTACGTCGTTAGACGGGTTAGAAAAGCCCATAAAGTTAGCAAACTCTTGTCCTTGACCTATGGATAGCATTAAATAGAACAGCCGTTTGTCAACTACGCTTTCCATGTCACTCACTCTTTTGCCTCTGCCCAACTCTTAGCAAACTGATGGGAAACCTTAATTGGAACTTTCTCTAAAACCATACCGTCTCCCATAGCGTTAATAAAAGGATTAAGAATATCAATCTTATCCATTTCATGTACCGTTGCTACAAGTTCGTCGTGAACCTGCACTAATAACTTTACACTGGTTCCACTCATCGCTTTATGTACGTCAATCATTGCTTGTTTACAAAGGTCTGCTGCTGTTCCTTGAACTATTGCGTTAACAGCCTGCCTTTCCGCCCTTGACCTTAACTCATCACTGCCTGACGAAAGGTCTGGCAACCTTCTCCTGCGCCCATACAAAGTGGACACGTACCCATCTTTTTTGGCTTTTGCTACTACTTGCCGTTTCCAAGCAGTTAACTCATAAAAACTCTTATAGTAAGCGCTTAATATTTCTTCTGCTTCGTGTTTTGGGATACCTGTTACACGTGAAAGTTTGATAGAACCACCGCCGTAAGCGGTCAAGAAGTTAACGCCTTTACCAATTTGTCGTTCTTCTGAAGTAATATTCTCTGGTTTTTTCTTAAAAACAGCAGATGCAGTGGCGGTATGGATGTCTTCGTCATTAGCAAAAACATGAAGCAATCGTTTATCTTGACTAAACATAGCCATAACTCTTAACTCAATTTGGTCGTAGTCAGCAACTAATAAAACGTTTGGGTCTAGTGCAACGAACAACCCTCTAATGCTGGAGTCACGCGGAATGTTTTGAAGGTTCGGATTAGATGACGACAATCGCCCAGTAGCGGTTCTATGCAAGTGAAAAGATGGGTGCAGTTTGTTTTTATATAATTTAGGTATCAACCCATTTACGTACGTTGATTTTAGTTTCTTTAACTCTGCCCATTTTAATAGTTGTGCTACCACTTCGTGTTTGTGTTGCAAACTCTTTAAAGATTCTTCATCAACAGATGCCGCGCCTTTTCCTGTTTTCTTATATGGTTTAAGACCCAAACCACCTTCTGATTTTTTACTAAACAAGAAAGTTTGTTTGTGTTTGTTGGAATCAGGATTAAAACCAAGTGGTGCATACTTTAAAATGTTGTTATTTACTTCTATTAATTCGTTGTCTAATTCTTTTTCTAAAAGGTTTAAATTATTAACGTCAACTGGAATTCCTTGATTTTCCATGTCCATAAGAACTTCTAAAACTTGACTATCTAACGTCATGGCTTTACGAAGGTCTGTGTAGGCATTTACTTTCTTTATCAAACGGGTGTACAGCAACCATGTCCAACGAGCATCACGATGTACATATAAAGAAGCGTCATCAATCGTTACTTTGCTTATGCTTCCGCCAAGTTTGCCACCACGTTCGTAGGCTTTGTGATTGTTGTAGTTGCTTTCAATAATAGTTTCAAGTGAGTAATTACTTAAATTCTCGTTAACCAGATGTTGTAAAAGCATTGTGTCTGCATAAGGTCCTGGTGGTATGGCACCGTAATACTTTGAAATAGACCTTGCATCAAACTTAACGTTTTGACCAACTTTAATTAAGTCGCTAAAAAACAAAGGTTTTAATCTTTCAAAAACAACACTTCGTGACAGTTGCTTTACAGGTTTATCATACGTTCCTGGTTTTGTGTATCTGGCTTTTGCCGTAGACTCTTGTCCGTTTTTAAGTTTTTTACGATACCCAACAGGAGGTACTGTGCTTCCATCTCCTACCTCTTCGGCTTCTATTAGTGAACCGACTTTGTGACCCATCGGTATTGCCCACGAATGACCTTTGGTAGCAATACCAATCCAAAACACTTCGTTGCGTAATGGGTTTACGGCTATTTCTTTTAAATACTGTTCAACCAAATTATCATGTGCTCTTTGAATAATATCAGGGCTTTTACTTTTTAAACCCTTAACATGTTCTTGAAAATCTTTTTCTAAATGGTGTAGTAAGTCGGGGTGATGCTCAATAATGGATTGTGTTTCCACATCAAAAGCAAACGCCCCAACTTCCTTAACAACACTAACAAGTTCATCAAGTTCTTCTAAAGTTGTGATAATGGGAGGTTTTACGCTCCCCATTATTTACTTCCCTAAATCTTCTGACGCAACTGACAAAAGGTCTGCGTAAGCAGGAACTTTCATAATGCTTGCGTCATATCGGTCTTCACGCAACTGAGACATAAGGGCTTCATCAATCTCGTCCATTTTCCATTCTTCTTGCAAATCACGAGCACGAATAGCCTGCAAGTTGTATGCGGTTGTTGCGCCTTTGCCTGTACGGCTTACAGCCCAATAGTGTTTTGTCAACGGACCTGTTTGAGGTGCTTTGTTCAAATTGCGAAGTTGGTCAACAACCCTTGGTCCAACTTCAAACGAACGAACTAATGGTTTTACACCAGTGCCTAACAATACAATATTGAAAGCAATACGTTGTGACGGACGGTTACCTGTTTCGCACAATGGGCATCCACGCTCTTCAAGGTCGCGCAAACAAATAAATGATTTTTGACCCTCACGCTCTACCCAGTGTTGGTGCCATGCTGCATATGGCTCGTCGTCCAAAAACTTAATCACTTGTACTTCTTCAGAAACCTTCAAACGTTGTGCGTACTGAGAATCTGCGCTTTTTAAAACGTCAACTTGTTGCCAACCACCGCGAAGTAGTTTGCGAGTTGGTTCTGCTGAAGCGGTTGTATCTTGCTCCGTATTTGGTGTTAACTCTACTGTTTCATAATTTCTTGGCATTGTATTTTTCCTTTGTGTGTTTATTGGGGCCAATTATCTTTGATGTGTTTTCTAAAACCGTTCCAATCTCCGTGATTAACCTCACGTACTTTGAAACGAGTCATTGCTTCAAGAAGAAACTCTACCTGTTCTAAAGTGTAAAGTCTCCTACCTTGTGAAGTTTTTTCTGGAATTTGTTGCTTCACAGGTTTTGGTGTTCGGTATTTGGCTTTGGGAAGCCAACCACGATGCTCCCAAACTCGCAACGTAGATGGACGCTTACCTATTGCTTTGGCTAAATCGCCAATGGTAAACATCAGTACCTCTGTACCTTTGATTATGTACTTCTTGGGTTTTGCCCCGTTGTACTTATCATCGGTAATTGCTTTTACCTTATTTCCCCTGTTTTTTGGCTTACGACTACCAGGGTAATCAGGCAAATTATTAAATACATCTAATGGGTCTTTCACGCTTTAAATGCCCACGTTTCTTTCTCTGTATAAAAAGTTTGAACTGTTGTAAGAAGTGCTTTGTCTTCCCATGCCATTTGTAAAAGTTTGTCTTCGCTAAGTCGTTCAATAACCTCTTTTACATCGTCCCACAAGCCTTGCTCACGTGCCCAATCTTCTGCTTGTGTTGAGTTAAACGATTTGCTGACGCGACGTTCACGTTTCAATTCATGTCCACCAATGTTTAACCAAATGTGACCACTGTCGTCTGGGGTTCCATGTTGTTCAACAACCGTGCTTAGTTCTTTTTTAATTTTGTCAACTCTTGTTTCTAGTTGAGATAACAGTTTTTTTTGAGAAACAAAATCTTCTACAAGTCTTGTTAAGTGTTGTTCGTCGTATTCTTTATCCATGTCATACCTCCGAGTGCTGTAAAAATTCTGTTAAAGAATTAAGTGTCAATTCAAATCTACCTTGTGTATCGTACCCTTTGTCAATGAATGCTTCGTTAATTCCTCTTTTTTGTTGAAGCATTTCATATTGCCT